ATGGAAGAAATTGTCCCCGGACAATATACATCCTACTCGCCGCTGGCGCGGCTCGCCTGCGCGGCCTTCGGCCTTGCCGCGCCTACCGGCGCGACGAGTGAGTTCCCGTTTCCCGGACGGTATCTCAGAATTCTTCGGGCTGCGGTTCCCCTCCCGGCAATCGGGAAAACCCTCCGGCTCCGAAGTGGGTCGGTTCCGGTAGGGAACGAAGCGTGCCGCCGGTTTCCGCCAGACAGACTCACTGAAAAGCACGAACGCAACGAGATAGGTAAAGCACGTCAGCGACACGGAAGCGCGCCAGTGGCTCGCTATGAGCATTTAGCGACTTCGGGTGTTCATGAGGTTGCCGGGCCGGGTGGCCAGCCTAATCTGCTCCTGCACCATGCCCTTCATCTGCTGTTCGACCTGCTTCCCCACCTTCGCGGCGAGATCGGAGTTCTGCTCCGCACTCCCACCGCTAGCGTTCACGGTGACGCTCGTGTTGATGTTGACCGGTGAGGCTGCACCAATGCTGTTCCCTGCCCTCAGGTCAGGCGTTCGGATCGCTGGCGCTCCACCAACATAACCGCCATCAGCAAAGCCCCCGAGCGCGCCGCGATGAAGCGCCTCAAGATTGCCAATGCCGATCCGGCTAGTTGCCTTCTTCGACATGACGTATTCACCCTTATGGACCACGCCCGCCGGTTCATACTTTCCGCCATCACCGGTATAGCCGCCGTCTGCGAAGCCGAACAGCTTCCCAAGAATGCCGGTTCCGACACCAGCCAACCCTGCCAACGGTCCCTTGCCGAGAAGCGCGGCCTGAAGGGTCGCGTCAACCAGGTTGTTGATGAGGCTGCGAACCGCACCATTCAAATTCTGCGTTCCGGTAAGAAGGCCAGACAGAGACGACGTGAAACTTTCCGCAAAGAACTTTTGCGCGTTCTTCAAACCTTCCGCGCTGTCGCCAGCCTTCTTGTTTTCGCCGTCAAGCTGTTGCGTCAGCGTGATCTTTTCGCGAATCTTCTGCAATTCCTGTTCGGAAAGGTTGATGCCCGCCCGCTTGGCTTCCTGCTGCACTCGGTAGACTTCAAGCTCGATACGCTGCTGCGATACTGACATGCCGGAAATCGACTGTTCAAAGCGGGCAAGATCGAGACCTTCCTGCACCGACTGGTTCAAGCTCTTGCGAGCCGCGTCCTGCTGCTTGAGCAACTCGGTGCGCTGGCGTTCACTATCGGACGGGGCGAGCGGCTGCGCTGCAGTCGGCGTGCCATTATAGGCGCTTCGAATGGTCCCATCGTCAACACGACGCAAGCCCTCCCATTCGTCGCGGAGTGCTGCCGGATCATTATCACGACGGCGAAGAAGCGCTCGCGCGAGTTCGTCCTGCGTCTTCTCATCGAAGAGACGATCACCGGAAAGGCCGAGTTCCTCGATAAGCCCGTCAAGGGTGCTGCCGACAATCTGATAGCGCCCCAGCGCCGAAGAACCCTTGCCGTCGCCATAAAGGGCGCGGTTCGCCGGGTCAGCGAGCATTTGGCGCTGAAGGGCGCGAACCTGATTAAGCGTCATGCCGGTGAGGTTCTGTGCGCCGCCCGTCCACCGTCCATTGTCGAGGGTGGCGTTATAGTCCCCGCCGCTTTCGACACTGGCGATGAGGTCGAGAATATTGTCGTGCTTGCCATAACGGGCAATGCTCTTGGCGCGGTTCGCGAGGTCGGTCGCGTTCATAACCTCGCCCATGGTGCGGGCATTCTGCACAGCCTTGTTATAGGCCGCGTCGATGCCGTCCGTCGTGGCGAGGGCGTCGAGTTCCGCCTTCAGTTCCGGCACGAGCTTCTTCAGGTCAGCAAGTGCATTCTTGAAGTTCGCCGCTGCGGTAACGTTCCCGCCGAACGCACCGGACAGGCTGTTGCTTGCGGATGACAATTCCTTGAGCGCCTGCTTGAATTCGTCACTGCCTCCCCTCGCCTCATCGATCTGTCCGTCGACGGCAGACAGGGCGGCGCGAAGCTGGCGAAGTTCAACTTCCTTCATCAGGTTGAGCGGGTTCGCTTCGGTATCGGCAATCTGACGAAGGATGCGCGCACGCTGATCCTGAAGACGCTCTAGCTGCCGTTCCGGCGAATTATAGGTAGCAACTGCACGGTCGCGCGCACCTGCCGAGGGATCATTGATGTAACCGATGATCTTCGAAGCAACGTTTACGCCTTCAATAGCTGCCTGCTTGGCGTAAATCGTGAAGTTGCGCCACATGGTGGAGAACTCGCGGTCGATCCTCTTCGCGGCTTCAACCTGTTCGTCGGAAAACGTCGCGGCCTCGGTGCGCATCTTCTGGATTTCCGCGACGGACAGGCCAAGAACCTTCGCCATTTCCTCCGCGCCGGTTCCGCCGAACACCTCATCAAGGATACGGGTCTGCGCTGCGGCGTCCATCTGCTGGAGCTTGTCAATAATCTCATCCATGAACCGGCTAGGGTCTTTCAACTTCTGCGCAACGTCGGTTGCCGAGTAGCCGAGACGCTGGAAAGCTTCTTCCGCGCTGCCCTTGCCGGTCTTGGCAAACTCATCGCCGCGAATGTTCAATTCCTTGAGGGCGTCGGTCACGCCGTCGATGCTCATGCCGGTCGCGGTCGCAACATAGGTCCACTGCTGCCATACCTTCGAAGAAACGCCAGCCTTGCGGGCCTCACGGTCCACTTCGGCAACGCTGTCGGCAATTTCCTTAAGCGCGATGGCAGCGCCACCTACGCCAGCGACAACCGCGCCGCCCTTCATGAGGGGGGCAAACAGGCCTTCGAGCTTTTCGCCGATGGACGCGGACGCGCGGCCCATCGACCTTTCCATGTTCCGGGCCGACTGCTGGGCGCGTCCTTCCATCCGCTTGAAGTTGTCGTTCGTGGCGTTGCGGGCGCGGGCCATGTCCCGCTCATACTTCGTCATGCGGGCTTCAAGGCTGACGACAAGGCGCTGCGTATCATCCATTTCTACTGTTCCTATGCTGCTTCTTCCCACATGCGATCCATGCGGGCGGCGTATTCGTCGGGTTCAAGTTCATGAAGGGCGGGCTGATTATCGTTCGCCGCTGCCCGGAAGACGGACAGCGCGGATGCAATCGCGCCGTCGATATGGTTCGAATGGCGGGTGCCCTTGTGCATCGTGGTCAACTCGCTTGCGCTGGTCGCGCGCTTGACGACGACGCTTTCGAAGTGATTTCGAAGGATTGGGTGCGCACCATGCCTGATGCGGCGACCGTTGACGATGCGCTCAAGGTCACAAATCGGGCCATGCATGTGCTTCGCCGTCTGCGGAAGCTGAAGAACGGTAATACCGTGATCGATGAGCTTGCCCATGAGCGGCCCGGCAAGTGACGGGTCAAAGATGACTTCGCGAACATAGTAGGTTCCGCAAAGGTTAATGATGCGGTCGGCAATCACGTCCGGTTCAATGACGGGGCCGTTGATCACGTTCAAAAGGCCATCGTCACGCCAGCGGGTGTAAGGAACCTGTTCGACCTTGGCCTTGTCCTCCAAGCCTTCGGACGGAAGGAAGAACCACGGGTGGACGGTGATCCGGCCATCTTCATGACGCCATGCGCCGACAATTGCGGTGAGGTCGCCGGAGCGGGACAGGTCAACGCCAAGCCAGCACGGCAGGCCCTCAAGATCGGCAAGGTCAAAGTTCGGATCACGGCCCGCGTCATAGACGGCCATATCAAACAGAGGATCGCGGGAGGCCGCCTGCCACATATTAAGGTGGAACTGCTGGAAAGCAAACCGTTCGGCGGGCCGGTGTTCGGCCTCGCGTGCCATCGTTCGCAAGCCGCCGAGATCGGGGAAGCCGTGGGCAAGGCCGGGATTGACCTTGTGCCATACGGCTTCGTCACGCCAATCGTCGCCGGGTTCAGCCTCGAAGATGATCGGCAGAAACGACGGGTCGTCAATTTCGCCGGTCGCAACCTTGCGAGCATAATCGTAAAGCTCGAAACCGATGTTCTCCTGTCCACGGCCTGCGGTCGTGGCGATTATCATCAGGGTGTCGGGAACCTTCGCCATGCCCGACTTGAGGGCTTCCCAAAGGTCGCGGCCCTTCCAAGCGTGGATTTCATCGACAAGCACGAAGCTGGGCGTCTTGCCGTGCTGGGCCGCGCCGTCGCTCGATACGGCAAGCAGTTCGGCGTTGTTCGGGCGACACATGATCTTCTTCGCCGAGTTGTGGGCGTCATAGATGCGGGTCGCGGCAACGATGCGGCGATCTTCGCGCACAATGTTCGCCGCTTCCTTGAAGCCAATGCCCGCCTGTTCGCGGTCGGACGCTGCAAAAATCGCCTGTCCAGCCGGGCGGGCTTCCGGGCCGATGGTATGGAGAAGCGCCCACGCTGCGGCAATGCTGGTCTTGCGGTTGCCACGGGGCAGGATGAGGAAGACCGTGCGAACGATCCGGCTTCCATCGGCGTTACGCGGGCCATAGATGCGCCGGGTCATGCGGTCCTGAAAGTCGTAAAGCTGAAACCGGCCCTTCGCTGCGGTGCTGGCCGGGTGCCTCAAGGCGCGGATAAAATCGACGGCCTCCTGCCCATAGCCGAACGGGTCGGCGATGGCGCTGCCGTCATAAATCCAATGGGGGAACGCGCTCTTAGGCATGGGCGCGGCGCCTGCCGACGCTCATGGGGTTGTCGTCGTCATCGTCGCTGTCGGCTGCACTGCCAACACGGGCGCGGCTGGTCGGCGACAAGCCGTATTCGGCTGCAAGCTGCCGAGCCGTCTGCATCGCCCTGTTCTGCATCCCGAACAGGGTCTTATCCAAGGTGCCGGACGTGCGGAACATGGCCTCAATCTCGCGGATGCGGCCCACTGCCACGCAATAGTTCTCGATGCCGGTGAGGTCGGCACGGGTGATAATCCGATCTTCGATCAAGCGCGGCATAATCCGCTTCCACTCCGCACGCGCGTCGTCCGTCATCCACTTAGGCGCGGTCGGTGCCTTCGTGAGCGGTGAGCGGTCGGGTGCAAGGGCGGGCTTGACGCCGCGAAGATGGGTCACGTCAGGGCCTCGCCGCGAAGTTCCAGCGCGTCGCGCCTGCCGATTTCCTTGATTTCCCTGATGCCGTAGGCCTTGCCGTCGTAGGTCACGCGGTCTGCGGACGTGATGCCAGGGCGATAACGGACACGAAAAATCACGGTGCCGGTCTCTGCCTCGCCATAGCCGGTGAAGAACTCGCTCGCCGTCTGCTGGATAAGTTCGGCCCATACCGTCGCGACCGGCGTCCACGCTTTCACCACGTTGCCGGACGGTGCGACGGTCTCCGTCTCGCGTTCGATGGTGATGCGGCGATCAAGGTTCCCGATATTGAGCATTAGACAATCCACCGAATGAGGGCTTCGACGGAAAGGACGCCATGACCATATTCGGGCTGCGGGTCGCGCGGGAACCGGCAGGCCGTCACCTTGAAGTGGTCGCAATACCCGCCTTCAATAGCGAGGTTCCGCTTGTCGAGGGCTGAGGTCACGACGCCCGCAATCTCCTTCGCCGCGTCCTGTCCGGCGTCGAGCGTCCAGATATGAAGGTCGAGATATACCCATGCCGTGCGCTGGCTGCTGTAGTCGTGGCCGTGCAAAGCGGTGTTGCCGTCCGACATGATGATGCACGGCGTCTTGTCGGGCCGCGTGCTGCCTGCCCGGATATAGTCTGCCGGAACAACGTCGGTCACGTCCTGCTTGCCGATAAGGCGGGCGCGGATAGCGGTCTGTAAGGCGAGGGTCGGTTCAATCATTGCTCATTCCATGCGTCTTTGACGGCCTTCTTCGCGGCGCGGTTGATGCGGTTTTGCAGGCGCTTGCGGAGAAGACGGAGGGCAGGCCAAAAGAAGGGCTGTGCTTCGGCGTCAGACGTGCCGTATTCGACAAGATGCGCGTAACGCACGTCACTGTTTCCAGCGGTCACAATGACTTCCGTCTCACCGGCAACGCGACTGCCGCCCGGCTGGCTATATGCGGGCGTCGAGTGACCGGGCATGGTGACGGCGATGCTGTCGATGAGCGCGCCAGTATCGCGGGACGTTTCGGCAAGGGCCTTCTGTGCTGCCGCAAGCTCGTTTCCGGACTTCTTGAGGGCCGGAAGCACGGCCTCACGCGGCGCGCGGGCGATCCGGTCGAATGCTGCCATCGTTTCGGCGAGGCCGTTTCCGCTCTTATTCGCCATCGCCGAACCACCTTTCGCGGTAGCTATCGAGGATCGCGGTCACGCCCTGCGGTGCCATATCGACCGAAAGGCCGTAGGTCGCGAGGCTGCGAACCTCATAGTAGAAGGCGACAAGCTTCAAAATAGCGAGCTTTACGTCTGCCGGGATGGTTTCGAGATCGGCGAGAGGCTTGCCGATGTAGTTCCCGGCCCACGTCTCTGCGGCGTCGATGTAGAGCGCGATAAGCTCATCTTCGGCGCTGCCGTCGATCTTCATGTGTGCCTTGGCAAGGTCGAGCGATACGACGGTCATGCGTCATTCCCTGAAAAAGTTATATTCGGTGTCTCTTGCGCGGTGCTCCCCGCGCCGGTCCCCTTCGAAGGCGAAAAGTCGGAGACCACCCCCGGCCTGCGATGCTCCTGCACCGCGCGCGATACGGCATCTTCGACAGTCCACCCAATTTCGAGGCGGTTGCGGATCGTGTAGCGGGATATTCCCGTCGCTTCCGCCCATTCCCGCAGAGTGCGGGTATGACCGAATGCAACATACAGCTTCGCACCAGCGGCCCGAACGCGAGACGAGGATGGGGCAGTCTTATCCTTCTTCCGAAAAGGCCGCTTGATGCTGCCCTTCGGTTCCTTACGCGTGATCCACCGGTCGAGATTGACACCTCTCGCAAGGTTTGACCCGAGCATTGCATATGCTCGCTGCCGGATGGCTGCACACTCAGCAGCAAACTCTTCCCGGTCGATTTGTCGGGCGCGTTCTGCGGGCGTCATAATGAACGCTCCTTCCGCTGCTTGATCGAATTGTGGCAAGGGGCGCAAAGGGGCTGCCAGTTAGCGCGGTGCCAGAACAAACGCTTGTCCCCTCGGTGCGGAATAATGTGATCAACCACGGTTGCAGGTCGCGTCATGCCGTGAATTGCGCATTCCCGGCAGTGCGGGTGCATAGCGAGGTATTCGATGCGCGCCCTGCGCCACTCGTGGTTATAACCACGGGCGGAGGCTGAAGGGCGGCGTGCGTCGTGGCATGCATTGCGCTCGCGGGTCCGGGCGCGCTGGCACTCACAAAGGACGCCTTGCGGCACGACGCGGCCACACGAGCAAATACGAGGAACGCCGGTCATGCGCTACCCCCTGCTATCTTGGCCTTGAGGGCGCGAAGCCCGGCACGGTCAAATTCGGGATCTAAACCATCGGCGGCATTGCGCGCGGCCTGATCGGGATCCGGTGCGTTATCGGTCGGATTATCATCTTCCCCACTGCCGTGAATGGCCTTGAGCTTAGCAATATGCCCGGTATAGGCGCGGTCGATTTCTGTGGGCGTGGCATTCCATGCCTGCTCGGGCGTCCAGCCAAGCCAGCCGGTTGCCTTCTCATAGAGGTCTGAATAGTAGTCCGACCAAGGAACGGGCTTGCCGGGATTGGCAACGGGCTTCGCGGTCTTGTTTTCTGTCGGGATGAACATCGCTACTAGCTGGAAAAGCGGTGCTCGCACGGCGTCAAAGAAAGAAGAAAGCGGCTTTCTGGGTATGCCAGCCAAGAAAGCCGCTGCATCCTGCACGGGGGACGAGGCCGTGAGGATGATTTCGGAAGTGATGGTGAAGCTGCCTTCGTCCAGAGCGCGGAACATGGCCGGGAAACCGAACCGTGCTTCAAGGGTGACAGCGGCCCGCAACGAAGGGCGAAGCGTCAGGGTGTTGCCACCGTGCGCAATCCTCACTTCTTCGTAGGCGGGCCGCTTGTAGGTCATGGGATTATGCCGCGACCTTGAGCTTTACGAACCGATCAGGGTGCGTAACATCCGCGCCGACACGCTTACGGGCGTGGAAACGAACCTGCCCCTTCGTCGCGAGGCTGTAAGGGTCGCGGAGCGTGGACAGGCCAACCCGGTCGATAATGCGATAGCCAGACAGGTCGCCGAACAGGATAGGGAACTTGCCCGCGCCGATATCGTCCATGTCGGGCATTTCGACAATCGGACGACCAAGCAGGGTCAAAACGCCGCCTGCCGTGATCGGATCAAGCACGAGATAGCGGCCCGTGCCGTCCTTCCACTGTCGGATGATAGACAGGGTATTGCGGTTCATGAGCCATGCACCGTTCTGGGCGTGCGACGTGGCAATGGCATGATACATGCCGATAATGACATCTGCCGGATTGGTGGACGGGAATGCAGCGGCAACGCCGGTCTTCACTTCCTTGATGCCGGTTGCGGTCATGATACCCTTCGGCTGGTTGGTCCCCGTTCCCTTGACGAAGGCAAGACCTTCCGTCTTGCCGAAGCTCTCGGCGTAGTCCGCGATAAGTTCGCCTTCCAGACCATAGGCATTGTCTTCAAGAAGCTGGTTAGAAACGTCGGTGTAGGTCGCCAGTTCAAAGGGGGTCAGCTTGACCTGTTCGAAGGTCATACCGCTTTCGGTGCGGTCGCCGGTTTCGTCCACCCACGTTGCGGCGGTGCCGGACACGCGGCGCGGATAGACGATTTCCGGGGCGGAAATCGAGACGACGCGGGCATAGCTGCGGATCGGCGAATATTCGTTTAGGAGCTTGATAAGCTCATTGGCAAATTCCGTGGGCGCCAGATAACCGCCGTTCGCAGCGTCGGAAACGGTCAGAGCCTTGACTTCGTCCGGGCTGATACGTTCGACGCCCCGGCGAAGATATGAGACAAACGCCTTGCGCTCATCGTTATCATTCTGGGCGTTCGGCTGGTTATTGTTGGCGACATGCAGACGATTTGCCTTGGCCTCCAGCTTGTCCATGCGGGCCTTGATAGCCTTCACTTCATCTACGGAGATAACCGGGCTAGACTTGGCTTCCGGTGAATTCTGAATTTCTTCTTCCATGTGGTTTCCTTCGGTGATTGACTTAACGAGGTTGACGCGCGCCCCCGGATGGACCGGGCGGCGGCAAAGGCTGATTTCGTTGACGGTGATTGACTTGAAGACGCGGCCACCCGCGACGTGCTGTTCAAAGCCGGTGTGACGGAAGCCGATGGACAAACCAACGATCTTCCCGGCCTTCAATTGCCGGTGTGCGTCGCGGGCGGGGCCGATACCTTCCACGAACAAGCGTCCCTTTACCTCAAGGCCCTCATCTGTTTCGGTGCAGGTTTCCCAGACGCCGACAACCTTCTGCTGGTCATGTTCCATGACCATAGGCACGCTCTTCGCAAATGAGACGGTGCCCTTTTCGATGACGTCGCCAATGCTATCCGGCGAACCGAACGGCCAAGCGATACCTGTCACGGTGCCGGTGTCATCAATGGAAACGTCGGCCTTGATTTCGATGTTTTCCATGTCGCTCAAAGGCCGCTCTCCGCAAGGGTTTCGTTAATGGCAGAATCATCGCCAATCGGGGCGTCGGGCGTGCCGCTCCACCGGGCATCCAGAATGTCGAAGGCGAGAATGTAGAGCTCAGAAATCAGCATCGACCGGCTGAAAATACCGGTAAGCTTGTGGGCTTCTTCCGGCGACATGCCGCCGCCGATAAGGCCGGTGCGAATGACTTCGGTGAGATCGAAGAAGTGCGCGGCCATCGAACGGAATCGGGCATGGAGCGCCATGATTGCGCTGCCGGTCGTGCGTTCAAGTTCAACAATCATTTCGGTCGTGAGGGCAAAGGTCTTTTCGCCGTCACCGAAAAAGGCGGTGTGCTGCATTAGGTTTCCTTCGGCGGTTGGCGATCTGCCGGGCCGGTCGTGGTCGTAGTGGTGTAAGGATTTGCGAGTTCGTCGCCGCCCGGCAGTGCGGGCAGGTTCATCGCGGCGCGAACTTCATTCGGGGTCATGGCGCGCATGGCGACAAGCTTACCGAAGATTTCTGCGCGGCCTGCCGCATCGGCGCGCTGAACATCATCAATGACGAATTCGAAATAGAGGGTGTCGCGCTCTTCGTCTGTGAGAAGAACGATCGCATAGGCATCCTGCCACTTGTCGAGCCAAGGGCGAAGGCAAAGCTGCAAGAAGCTTGCGGCCATCTGTTCCGCGTTGCTCCACGTCGCACGCTCAAGCTGATAGAGCATGTGCGGGGGAACGCCGAAGATGCGGGCAATTTCGTTGATCTGCTCAAGGCGGTTCTCGATGAACTGCGCGTCAGTGCTTGCGAGCGCCATCTGCTGATAGCGGAAACCGTTCGGCACGATGAGCGGACGCGACTGCTTACCGCCGCTGAAGGCTGCCCGATAGTCCTTCAAGATGTTTGCGATGGTCTTCGTGCCAGCGTCGGTGTCTGGAACGCTGTTTTCGCTCCAGAACATGCCGCTCGGGCGCGCGCCGTCGCTGAACAGGTTCGAAGTATGCTTTTCGAGGGTCAGGCTAATACCGATGGGCTCGCGGCCGAGCTTGACCGGCGAGACGCCAGCGAAGGCCGGGATATAGAGAACGTCGCGATAGGAGAGCCGGACCTGCCCACGTTCGGTCGAAACCAAATAGAAAGGTTCGCCGTCATCCTCGCAATTCCGCTGCACCTTCGACGGGTCCAGCCGGTGAACCTCAAGCGGGCGGTCATCGGATGCGCGGACAACCTGCGCATAGCCTGCACCATGAAGCAGGGCGTCAACCGTAAGGTCAATGCGAAGCTGCCCGGCGCTGGTCCATTCGTTTGCACAGCTATGGGTGATCTTATGGGCGGGGTGATCCTTGGCCGCTTCCTTGCTCTCGCCGGTTTCCCGGTAGAGCTTGCAAGGAACTGATCCAACGTTTTCAGAAATCAACCGGACGGCTTGAAGAACTGCCGGAACGCGCATCGCGGAATTGCCAGAAACGACAACACCGGAATTAGTAGGCAGCACTCCAAACATCTCGCCTATACGCTCATCCAAGAGCGACATGGCCTTCTCTTCGATCAGCGAACTTAGCGGCTTAAGCGCGGCCTTCTTGATATTTTCGAGCAAGTGAAAATCTGTCCTCAATCAACTTGAGAACAGAATCTCACATTAGGACCCGCTTGTGAATCCCATTATGGGATAATTTTCCTATCAATAGGAATTAATTCATGACTTGTTAGTCGGACGCGTTATCCTTGGTGTTTTCGATGACGATGTCACGCACCTTGTCCATCTGTTCGGCTATTGAGATCAAACGAAGATCGCTTCCGCCGTAATCATCTGCCGATGAGCCGGAAGCGCGGCCAGTGATGTAAAGTGCTGCCTTCTGGCTAACACCAGCGAACAAGGCGTCTTCGAATAGGTGACGGAAACCGTGGTTCGGAGGTGGCAAATCCCTCCGGTTCGGAAAGACCTTCTCGTGAATCCATTCACGAAGACGCTGGTCTTCGTTCGCACCACCCGGAAAAAGCTTGCCGTCTGGCTGCGCGTTAACGAAATCAATGAAACCCTCGCGGATCAAGGCGCGATGCACTGGCACTTTCCGGGCCTTGCCCGTCTTGGTGGTGCGGCCATCGCCAACGCGGATATGAATGAACCAATGACCTTCAAGTTCGAATACATCGCGCTTCTCTAATACGGTGACTTCGTTCACACGTGCGCCGGTATGAGCGATAATCCACGGTATCCAGCGGAAACTGGCACGAGCCGCAGTCCGCGCTATCACCAATAGGTGACGCGCATCCTTGAGGGTATACGTCCGGTCGGCGCTGTCCTTGGCTTCACCGACTGGCATTTCGAGATAGTCGAAGGGCGTTCCCTTTGGCGTGGCCGGGAACAGCTTGCCACGGCTCTGTTCCTGCGCCCATCCTAGAATGGCCCGAATGGTTGCCAGCTTGTCCTTAATAGTCTTTCGCGAGAGCTTGCCAGCGTCAAGCATAGCGTTGCGCCACCCCTCGCCTTCCTCAAGCGTTACGGTCGCAACGCGCTTGCTACGGCGATGGTGTTCGAAGTCATGAACCACGCCACGATACTTTTCCAGAGTTGTTGCGGACTTCACCTTGCCGCCCAATCCCATGCTGGTGAGGCGTTCTTTCTCGGCGATAACCATTTCGAATGTCAGGGTGTTGAAATCCGAGGCGTCAACGTCTGCGGCAATTTCATCAGCCTCCACAGCTGCGGCAAGCAAGGGAGCCTCCGGCTTGCCCGTAAAGTCACCTTCATCACGTTCCGCAACGCGGGCAAGTGCTTCAAGTTCGGACACACACAAGGCGCGTGCGAGTGTTCGCCATTCTGGCGAGCCTTTGACTACGCTGGTGTTGCCGAGACGGCGGAAACGTTCGACGCGATTACCGATAAGAGTTTCAAGTGCGTCGTCCTGCAGGCGTCCCGCCAGTCCTTCGCGAAGCATTGCCACAAGTCGGTCGTCTACGCCGACGCTGGCCCAAACGTGGTTCGCATTGCGAAGTTCGGTGTCGAGGGTCAGGCGGTCATTGTAGTTCCGCAAAGCGATCTGTTCGACCGGAATGGGATAGCGTCCCGCCGTGACGGCTACGCCCTTAGCGACCATTGCTCGGCGTTCCGCGACGGCGATTTGCGCCTGAAGCTCGGAAACAGCGGTATGAAGGCGCGCTTTTGCCGTCCGCCTGTCAGGTCCAAGCGGCGTGCGAAGCTCTGTCTTGTTGTCGAGGAAAGGTCGAAGGTCTTTCGGGATCACGATGCGGGCGAAGAATCGACCGTTGCGATTGAGAAGGTATTTATCCGCCATGCCAGCCTCTTTTGTTACACGTTTTGTAACAGATGACTGTGCGAAACCCTATTAAAATCAGTATTTCCAGCGTTTTCAGGGGAAAACGATGGTCGGAGTGGAGAGATTCGAACTCCCGACCCTCTGGTCCCAAACCAGATGCGCTACCAGACTGCGCTACACTCCGCCGAGGCGATGGCTGGGGAATACACGGTTCATACGCAGTCCGCAACAGGGAAATTCATCTTTGTTCAGCCACGACACTGTTGAGCTAAACGTAAGGTCGAACGGGCAGCGCATGAACCGACAGCAAGGGGATAATCGTCTTGACTCTCACTTGAACTCGGTCCATTTCAAATTCAACGTTCCTGACACGATTTGGTTATTCTATTCAGGTACGTGATGAATAATCCGGGGTTTCACCCCGCTGTCCAACCGGAGCAGTTTCGACATGTCTGCGAAGATTTACCGCCCTGCAAAAACCGCCATGCAATCCGGCAAGGCGAAGACCAATGTCTGGGTTCTGGAATTCGACGCCGAGGTTCCGCGCAAGATCGATCCGATCATGGGCTACACCTCCAGTTCCGACATGAAACAGCAGGTCAAGCTGACATTCGAGACACAGGAACAGGCCGAAGCCTATGCCCAGCGCAAGGGCATCGAATATCGCGTGATCCAGCCGAAAGAGGCGACTCGCAAGGTGGTTTCCTACACCGACAATTTCCGTTTCAACCGCACCCAGCCCTGGACGCACTGAAACACGACGACCAAAGTTTTTGCCGGAGCATCGATTGCCCGGCATGACGGCCCCTTAGCTCAACTGGATAGAGCAACTGCCTTCTAAGCAGTAGGTCGCAGGTTCGAGTCCTGCAGGGGTCGCCACCGCTTTCTTGCATTCCCCACAAATGACTGGTTTGGGTTCGATCGCAGACACGGTTTCATTCCGTATTTGCGCTCCGGCGATCCTTCGCTCTTCTCCATTTCATGAGATACCCGAAACCCGGTCCGATCAGCGTGCCGCCGATAACCCATTCCACCAAGGTCAGAGGTCGCTCGTCCGGATCGTGGCCAGTCAGGTAAAGAAAGAGAAAAAACGCGATAACGCCGCCGATCAAGAGGGTGATCGGAAACAACACACTGTCGCGAAAGCCTTTCAT